CCTAACGCCCGTATTGCGGACTATAGCCCGAAAGTAGCCGACCTGGTGGGTGAAGCCGGCAGTTCGTCGCAAGGCGGCGCGCGGGCACTGGGGACGGCGATCCGACAGGATGTCGCCGGCCAGCAGGAGCGTTTGCAAAATCCCTCATCGCCCTTGCAGCACGTGAAAGACCAGTTCGCGGCTAATCTGGGACAACTGGAGAAAGACCGAAAGGCGGCGTACGACACCGCTTATTCGGAAGTCACGAAACTGACGCCTGAACTCAAGGATGCGCTTGCGCACCGCGACGTAGCACCGCTAGTCGATGACGTGCTGTCCGACTACGCCCAGTTGCGTAAGCGTGCGGGCTCTGCTCCTTCGCAGGCGCCGAAGTACAAGGTAGGCGAAGAAATCCCGACGGCAGTTGTCGACGATCTCCAGAAACGTCTCGGCGACATGGCGCGTGATCCGGCAGCGGTCGGCAAGATGAAGGCCGGCGCGCTTCAGGCCGCGCAATCGGCGCTGAAAGACGCACAACCGGCGTCGCTCGACCGCGCGCAGCGATTGGCCGCTAAAGTAGGCAGCGAAAGCCAGGAATCCGGGATAATCGGCGCCCAGGTTTGGGGCGGTCAGTTTGCCTACGGCCTGAAGTCTGCTGACATCACCCGCTGGCGCAACATGAACCCGCTTGAGAAACAGTACGCGCGGATCGGCATGACGGACGGAATGGAGCGTTATCTGCTGGACGCGGGCACGATGGGCGAAACGAAGTTGCGCAACATCGGCGAGAAAATGGGTAAAGATCCTGTTATCCGCGAAGTGCTCGGCGACAAGGAAGCGAACCAGATCAAGAAAGTCTTCATCAAGGAAGCGGACCGCATGCGCACGTCTACCACGATGGCGAGCGGCGGGTCGCGTCGTGCGCAGTGGAAGGAAGAAGACATGGGCCGCATGCTTGCACACGGCGCGAACGTGGCTGCGGGCCTCGGTCACATATCAGGAACAGCGGTTCGCGTTCTCAAGCAGCTGGGTATGTCAGAAGACGTGGCAAAGCGCGTTATCGATACGGCCACTAAACCGGGCGGTCTTGCTCAACTCCAGAAAGACGGGATGAGCAAAAATATGCTCGACAAGGTGGCCGCAGTAGTAAGTCAGAACCGCGTCGGCGGCGCGGCAACGGGCGGGCGGTTCGTCGCCGGTGAAAACGCGAAGTCCGAGCGCTAGACGCCGAGCAACTCGCCGATAACGCCTACTAGAAGGAACAGGAAGTAAAGTGCGACTGGCGCAAGAAGGACGTAGATCACAGTGCACCTTTGGCGGTTTTCTTAGAGGGAACGACAGTGAAAGCAGACGTAGTGTAGTCGTTTTCAAGGCCGTTTTCGAAGTAGACGTGAAACGATGAACTGTCGGGCGCCATCTGCGTAACGCAACCCCGGATCGGATCTTTCTGGAAAGGAAGTACGGCCATGAAGCCGAAACCGGTAGCGCAGCGATCCGGGTCGCTGACGAGGTAGTTGTGTCCGCCGGCATTGTTTACCTGCACGCCGATGATAGACGACTCGGCGAAGGCGAAGGCGGGAAGAAAAGCGGCGAGTATCAGAAGGTGCTTCATGGTTTGCTCCGTGCGTTAGGGTGACTTCACTATAGCAATTGCAAAACGGAATATCAAGTGAAAATTTTGCTCATCGACTGTGTAGGCGGCATGCTCGACTTTGCGATGCGATGCGTCGAGTTCGGTCATGATACGCGCCTGTGGGTGAAACCGCGCGAAGGCGAAAAGCGTAACCCAATTGGTGACGGGTACGTGGATAAAGTCGCTGAATGGAAAGGCTCGATGCAATGGGCGGATCTGATCGTCCTTAGTGACAACGCTAATCTCATGGATGAGTTAGAGCCGTATCACAAAAAGGGCTACCCGATCTTCGGACCGAACAAGGCCGGCGCCGAACTGGAGCTTAACCGCCAGTTGGGGCAGGACGTGTTCAAGAAAGTTGGCATCAAGGTAATGCCGTCGCAGGAATTCAAGGACTACGATCAGGCGAAAGCGTACGTCGAAAAGCGTATGGAGCGCTTCGTGTCCAAACCTAACGGCGACGTGGACAAGGCATTGTCGTACGTGTCGAAGTCGGCGCGCGACATGGTTGGCATGATCGACCGGTGGAAAGTCGAGAATCCGCAAAGCCAGGGCTTCATCCTCCAGCCGTTTGTTCGCGGTATCGAAATGGCGATTGGTGGATGGTTCGGCAAGAATGGCTGGTCGAAGTGGTATCTGGAGAACATCGAGCACAAGAAACATTTGCCGGGCGACACTGGGGTGAACACCGGCGAGCAAGGCACAGTGATGAGGTACGTGAAGGAGTCGAAACTGGTTGACAAACTGCTGACGCCTTTGACAAGTTACCTGCATTCGATCAACTACCGTGGCTATTTCGACATGGCCGCGATCATCGACGAGGATGGTACGCCGTGGCCTCTCGAAGCCACCAGCCGCCCCGGCTGGCCGTGCTTTACCATCCAGAACAGTTTGCACGTTGGTGACCCTGCGCAATGGATGCTCGATCTGCTTCACGGCGAAGATACGCTGGAAGTGCTAGACGAAACCGCTGTTGGCGTAGTCGTATCCATCCCGGACTATCCCTTCACGCAGTACACCAAACGTAACTGCATGGGTTATCCGATCTACAACACGGAACGCGTGGTGCTGGAAGACATTCACTTCTGTGAAGTGATGCTGGGTGAAATGCCTGACGAAGAAGACGGGAAAATCGTCTACAAGAAAGGTCCAGTCACGTGCGGCGATTACGTGCTGGTGGCTACCGGGACGGATTTCGATATCCACGGGGCGCAGAAGCGCGCAAAGCGCGCCCTGAAGACAATCGAAATCCCGAACTCCCCCGGCTGGCGGGATGACATCGGCGAGAAGCTGGAAAGAGACCTTCCGGTACTTCAGGATCTGGGATACGCGTTGGAGTGGCATTACTGATGCGCACCAAACTCGGAAATCCACCTGATCCGAAATCCGGATTCGATTCGCAGAACTGGCAGACGTGGTTCTATACAATATTCGCCCTGTTCGGAAATGGCAATCTCGGCAACTTTACCGTTGCGAATCTGCCTACAACACCGTTCAACGGGCAGCAGGCCTACGCCACAAACGGTAGAAAGGTAGGAGAAGGCGGAGGCGGCGGTACGGGGGTGCCGGTTTACTACTCAAACGGCGCGTGGAGAGTCTTTTCTACTGACGCCGTGGTAACGGCATAGATCTGGGAGAGCAGATATGCAAGGGGTATTATATTTTATGGGCCAATTGACCAAGGAAGAAGCGAAGCAGGCCATGAAAGAAGCGTTAAACGAATGGCTTGACAAGCAATGGGCGCAGTTCGGCAAGTGGACAGCGGGAGGCCTTGTGTCGCTTGCTATCGCCGGTCTTGCGTATGCCTACCAGAAAACACACGGGTTTGGGATCAAATGACACCTGAAGAGTTAGCCGCCTGCCTTGGGATTCCGCTCTCACGTGCGCAAACATGGGCTGATCCACTGTCTGCGGCGATGGCGCTATATGCGATTGATTCGCCGAAGAGGCAGGCGGCGTTCCTCGCCCAGGTAGGACACGAATCCGGGCGCCTCGTCTACGTTCGTGAACTCTGGGGGCCGACACCCGCGCAGCAGGGGTACGAGGGGCGAAAGGATCTCGGCAACACCGAACCCGGAGACGGGTTCAAGTTCCGGGGGCGCGGTCTGATTCAGGTCACAGGCCGCGCGAACTACGCGAAGTGCGGTGCGGCTCTTGTGCTGCCGTTGACGGACCATCCGGAGTTACTTGAACAGCCGGGTAACGCCGCGCAGTCTGCGGCATGGTTCTGGAACTCGCACGGTCTGAACGTGTCCGCTGAACTGATGGACTTCGAAGGTATCACGAAGGTCATAAACGGCGGTCTGAACGGGTATGACGACCGCGTGAACCTGTGGAAAATGTGCTGTACGGCGCTTGGCGTCGGTGACGGCTACTGGAGCGAATCGTGGCACTAGACCCCCTTACGGCAGGGCTTGACCTTGCCAGTACGATTGTCGGCAAGATCTGGCCCGACAAGTCTGCGCAGGAACAGCAGCAACTGGCCGGCGCGCTGGCGATGATATCTGCGCAAACGGATATCAACAAAGTGGAAGCCGCCAACGAGAGTACGTTCGTCTCAGGCTGGCGGCCTGCGATTGGCTGGATTTGCGGCGCGGCGTGCGGATGGAACTGGATCGGTCTGCCCACTGCCAAGCTCGTCCTGGCGCTGACCGGCCATCCTGTCGCATTGAGCGCCGCCGACCTGTCGGAGATGATGCCCGTCCTGATGGGTATGTTAGGACTCGGCGGCTTGCACACTTTCGAGCGGGTTAAGGGCGTGTCGAAGTAGGTTTACTTGCTCAATTGGATCATCGGCATGGCACCGCCCATCATGTACGTTGGGTAGTGCCCGTCCCACTTCTCTACCTTCAACTTTTCAATCAGAGCCGGATTCGCCTCAAGTGATTTGCCCATCAGTTCATTGGCCTTCGCGTTGTTCTCGGCGACGCGGAGTGCAGCCTCCGACTCGACGACGCGTTTTTGTGCTTCCCACTTCGTCTGTGTGATTTCGTTCTCGACACGCAGGGCGTTCTGCTGGGCCGTGATCTTCGCCTCGATAGCATCGTTGAACTGTTTGCTGAACGTGAAGTCGACGATGTTCACCGCACTGACGTTCACGCCGATATTCTTGAATCGGGTCAGCAACGCCTCGCGCATCTCCTGACTTACCTGGTCCCGCTTCTGGATCAGGTCGGTTGCCTCGTAGCGCGCCGCTACAGCCTTAGCGATGTCATGCACCGCCGGGTCCATTACCTGCGTCCACGGGTCCCCACCCAAGGTCGAATAGACGCCGACAGCCGCAGTGGGAAGGATGTTGAAGTTCACCGAGACCTTCATGTCGACCTGTTGCAGATCTTTCGACGACCCAGCCACGTCGGACTGAGCCTTGTACACGCCGATATAGACGTTGTGCATCGACTGCGACATGGGCGCAATGAAGTGCAGACCCGGCTCATAGGTGGCGGACGACGGAGCGCCGAACGTGGTTTTAACACCTACGTAGCCAGCTGGTACAGAAGCGAAAGGCCAGCAAACCGCCGCGCCAACCACTGCGGCGATTCCGCCCACCGACCATGCGGCTACTTTGAAAATCGGAAACTCTTTTTCCTGCTTGCGTTCGCCAAACATTTTTACTTCTCCTTTTTAAGATTTAAGGCCCAAAGCCCGTTTTGCAAGTTCCCGTACCTCTTCCGTCACCGCGTGGCCGAGGTCCTGCATGTCGATCAGGCGGCGCGCGAACGCTGCCAGATCGATCACGGCTCGCGTATCGCTGCGCAAAGGCGCGTAGAGGTGTTCTGTGGCTTTGTACGTGTCCCGCGCGGTGGCTAAATCGGCGTAACGGTCCTTCGCTAACTTCGTCATCTCACTTTGGTAGGTGTTCGGGTATTGGATCAGCTTTTCGAGTTGCGTTACCCGCGCGTACAGGCTGGCGATTTGCTCACGCGCGCCTTGGTCGTAATGCATTATTCCTCCGTTGCGCGAACGGCGAAACCGCCGTAATAACCGTTGTGTTCGTTATGGCTAGACATCACGAACGAACCCTTGCTTGTCAGCACTTCGAGGAACTGGACTTCATGTACGTCGCCCGTTCCGTAATCGGCGTCAGGAGCGTCTTTGACTTCCGCACTTACCAGCGTGGCACCGATGAAATATGATAGGTCATCGTCAGTTTGCATGTACCGCGACTCGCAGCAAGATTGCCCCTCATCCGCCAGTCTCATCTTGTAACCGTCTGAAAACGTAAAGTGCAAGGCATCGTCGTCGCCCAACTCCAATTCAGAAATGGTCTTACCGACCGCCTTCGTGAACGCGTCTACAGAATTCGCGTTTCCACCGATCATCTTTATCATTACGCCAAGGCCCAGTTGCGACATTTCGTTTCTCCTTCGTTGTTGATGACTTCACTATAGCAAATGCGAAACAGGAAATCAACGTTTGCGTTTCATCGCGGCCATAAGGACTTCCTGAACCGTCTTCTTGCTCTCAAGACGTTCAAGTACGTCAAAGTCCACTGTATCGTTTGCCAGAATGTAATGAATAAATACCGGTCTATCATGTCCCGCCTGCATCTGGCGGGTCGGGCCGATGCGTTCAATAATCTGTTGATGTTCTTCTAGCGACCAGTTGACAGAGAAGAAAACGAGAATATTTCCACCATCCTGAAGATTAAGACCGTGGCCGGCACTAGCAGGATGAGCGAAAAGAACAGGAATTTTCCCAGCGTTCCAAGACCTGATAGTTTCTGGATCAGAATCGAGAACCCTGCCGCGAGGAAAAGCGGAACGAAGGCGAGCAAGATCATGCTTGAAATGATAAGCGACCAGTACCGGAGCGCCATTCGCCTCTTCAATGATGTCGTCAAGAGCCTGGATCTTTGCATCATGCACCTCCTGCCAGTTGCGTTGGTCATCGGTATAGATCGCGCCTGCTGCCAGCTGGAGGCACTTCTGCGTCTTGCTGGCCGCGTTCAGCGCTTCGATCTCCGTAGGCCCGAGATGTCCCTCCAGTTCCAGGAACATCTTTTTCTCCATGTCCCGGTACATCCGCCGCGCCTTGTAAGGCAGATCCGCGACTATCCGGTTGCGGATCGGTTCTGAGAGATTGAAGTAGTCCTTCGCATCTAGCGATAAGCACACATCGGAGATGCTTTTCTGTATCTCCATCTGTGAGTGCTCCATAGGCTCCAGACCGAATCCATCGTAGCTCGTCCTGAACCAACGCTGGGAGAAGGCTGTGAACGACTTTCCAAGTCGCTGCCCCCCATCTACGAACCACATCGGGCCCCACAGATCTTTCAAGCCATTCGGCGCAGGCGTTCCTGTCAGCCCAATCCATCTGTCTACCTTTTTGTGAGCAACCTCGGCGAGCGCCTTGGCGCGTTTCGTGCCCTGGCGCGTACGGAAGCCTTTGAGTTTTGTTACCTCATCCGCCACGATGGTCTTGAACGGCCAGGGGCGAGGGTTGTACTTGAACCAGTCTACAAGCCAAGGAACGTTCTCGTAGTTGATCGTAAATATGGCCGAATCTTCCCGGAGCGCTTGCGCGCGCTGTTCCGCCGTGCCGATGACAGGCGTGACAGGTAGGTCAAGTTCCCACTTTTTGACCTCATCAGGCCACGTGCTTTGAGCAACCCGGAGCGGCGCGAGTACAAGCGTCGGGCCGTCATCGACAAGCGCGTTCGCTTCAATCGCCTTGAGCGTTGAAACAGTTTTCCCCAAGCCCATTGGGACGAATGCATTGCATCGCTCCTTTTCCAAGATGAAATCGCGAATGATTTCCTGATACGGTCTGAGTTTCATTTGCGGCAGACTTCCATAAGTTGTCGCCCCAAGTGCTCTGTATAGGCAGGGGGGATGGCTTCGCTTATTTCCGCTGTGGTACCCCAATTCATGCCCATAGCTTCCTGCATCGCGTACTTGTGGCCGTGCTCCCATCGGTCCTGAGTTTTCCTGCCGCCGTGCGATGCGGAACGTCGCCGCGCGTGGCCCCCGTAGACGCCTACAACAGGAGCGTAACTGTGGCGGCATGCACACGGAGCGAACAGATCTACGTTGCTCTCGAAAAGTCTATGTCTGCGCAGTTCATGCCCTTCCGTCCCCAGGCCGAACATCGACCCGCACAAAAGAATCGGCTTAACCATTGACCATTTGGCCTGTTCTACGTTTTCGATAACGTAGGGTTTGCCGGCATCCTCCAGTAACTGGCGCACCTGATTTATCAGCAACGGCGCACCCGTCGTATTGTGGGCGTGGCGCATAGACGAGTACCCCTGACAGGGCGGACTTGCGTGTATAGCGTCAAACAGTCGTAAGAACCCCACATCCAGCTGTAGAACGTCGGCCTGGTGAAAATCAAAAGGGTAATTAGGCTGCGGCGATATATCGACTCCCGTTACGTCGAATCCGGCAGCGTGATACCCCGCCCCCGCGCCGCCGGCGCAGCAGAAAAGATCGAGTAATTTCATCGCGGACGCAGGCTCCATCCGCAAGCGAAAGCCAGAATCGCGATACCCCAGCACAGAATAACGATTGAAAGTCCGCTCATTTCGTCATCTCCTTAATGAAAAAGTCAACGCCTAGATACGAGTCAATGAACCATGTCTTAACGCCGACTCGCAACCATTTATTAGCTTCCCGCAGTTGCCCTGCGCGGGGTCTTTTTCCCGGCGCCTTCAACTCGACAAGTGCAACACGGGCGGGGAGGAATCCTACTATCCGATCCGCTACGTCCTTGTGTCCAGGACTTACGAACTTGCGTTGCTCGCCCCCGGCTTCCTTGACGCGCTTCACGAAATACGCTTCTATGTCGCGCTCTTTCATTCGATGTGATTCGCAACACACGCGACTACTTTAGGAAAGCTGTTTTGATACAGCCTACCGAGGTAGGTCAAGCGCCAGAACTCGATAACTGAATATTGGGTATGCGCGTCGCCGGAAGTCACGACATCGAGTATCTGTCCGTTTATCGCGCCGTCACGTATCGTCCAGACTTGCATCATCCCCTCCACCCAAACAGCAAACCGAGAACCGCGCCGACGAAGATCACGCCGACAATCGCCACCAGCCGTTCGTGTTTCTTCGGCGTGTTGGTCGTGTAGAAGTTGTGGTACGCGCCGAACGCCTGTTGAGTCGTGCGGGGCGTTGGGCGGTAGTGTTTCGCGTCTCGTGAAAACATAACGTTCTCCTTGGTTGTTAAACAGACTATAGCAATTGCAAAACGAAAAGTCAAGGCAACCAACCCCACCTTTTCCGGTTTTGCACATTCCAGAGCGTTGTTCGGCTAACGCCGAAATGCTCAGCAAGTTCAGCGATAGTTCCTTTTGCCGCGCGAATAGCTCTTACCTTGTCTTCATTCAATACGGCGTTGTGGCAACCGACGCCTCGAAGACGAGTACCGTGTAGAAGCATGTCAGCCGCATTTTCCTTCACAGTGCCGTAAGCCAAATTCCCTTTGTTGTTCCGAAGATAATTGCCGTCTTTGTGCCGAACTACATACCCCTTCGGTCGTACCCCGTGAAAGGTCCTCGCTACCAGCGTATGTACGTGCGCCCGAAAGTCCTTACCGTTTCGCTTCAACGTTACTTTCAGGTAGCCAAACTTGTCTTGATACGTGGACAGCAAGACGCCTTTGTAATACCGTTTTCTGCCGTCCGAGAAGGTAACAATCCGATCAACCGACCGCACTTGACCTCGATCTGATACTTCGTACCAACCTTCCCACTCAGGTAGCGCTTTCCACATATCAATCCTTACGATATCTTTTCGCTTCAAATCCCGCCGCCGCGAGCGGTAACCCTGGCGCCCATGCTGGTGTCTGCGCCATCAACGATGACAAATGCTCGGGACCGTATAGCAAGCCGTCCGGTGCGTAACAGATCAATTCATCATGGATCGGAAGACGCGGAGAATAGCCAGCATCGATCACCCTTGGGTAACACGACTTGAATACGTCGCGTGCGACAGCCTGAGTCATATTTTCAGTTATTTTACCACCATAAGTAGAAATGCGGCTCCACTTGCGCGAATACTGATTCAGACCCATGAAACTGATCTTTCCGTCCTCGACACGCGGCGCGGGGTACGACAGCGCGCGACCCGATGGCAGAACGATGCGAAGCCAGTTGCCCCTACGAGTCGCCGCGCACTTGCCGGCGATGAAGTTCTCGCCTTCGTTATTGACCGCTTCTACGCACGCGTTCTCTACTGCCTTCCATAGCGATTCGATCCCCGGATGCGCGCGGCGCCAAAGGCGCTTGAGCGAATCGCAAGTCATGAACGCCTTCTTGCTCAGTCCGAACGTAGGCCGCTTCTGTTCAAGCGCCCATTCGTGGAAGTTCTCCGCTTCCGCCCAAACGTCGGCGGGGATCGCGCCGCCGTCTAGCGCTTCCAGGTCGATACTAAAAGCCGCAGCGAACGTTACGAAAGCGCCAACGCCGCCCTGGAAGCCCATAGACAGTTCTAGCACCTTGCCAATCTGTCGCTTCGCCTCTTCGAGACTCACGCGAAAAGTACGCGCATATGATGCGATGTATAGATCCGGCCCGATTCCTTTATCGAAATCACGGAACGCCTGTAGCTTCCACTCTTCGCCCGCCAGCCATGCCAGAACCCGTCCTTCGATGTTCGACAGGTCAACGTCTACGATCTTCTTGCCCGGCGGCGCGATGATGACGCCGCGCATTGCGTTAGCGCACAACTCCATTACGTTGTCTGTCACCAGATCCGCGCAGCCCGCCTTGATAGCCTCAATACCCGTCTCGATCTCGTCGGTTTCGAGCGTGGGCCTTAATAAATTCTGGGGTTGAAAAAGTCTTCCGGCGTCCCGCCCAGTCCTCCCAGCCCCAGAAAACTGGATAACCCCCCGCAGGTACCCATCTGAGCTTGTGCAGCGTATGACCCGTTTGAATTTGCTGACAGAGCTTGTGCTTGCCATAAGGCGTAAGCCAATGAGTTCACGTACGCCATCTGGCAGGCTTGCATCTGTGAGGCGCCGCTCCAGTGTGTCTGCCCGCATGTCGGGCAACGACACGCCATGTTCTGCAAGTATGAATTTAAGGAGCGCGTCTCTTTGAGTGGCTGAAGATACCACGCCGTCTGTGGCGTCGTGAGTTCGTGCAGCGAGCGAAGCTTGCTCTGTGTCCACTGCTTCAATCGCCGTCTTTGCAAGATCGATATCGACATAAATTCCCTCACTGTTGATTCGCTGATCCAGTTGCCAAAGCTGCAATTCGAATTCGTGATTCGGATAGTTCCACTTCGGCATTTTCTGATGCAGGATGCGCATCGAAGTGATATCCGACTTCGCGTATTCGATGAATTCCGCCCACTCGGCGGGGTGCGTCTCGCGCGTCTTGCGGCGCAGTTTCTGGTTAGCGGGCTGCGGCATGCAGAACATGCGAATCAGTTGCTTGCCGCGCTTGTCCTTCGCCACGTCAGTACCCAGGCGGAAGATATCGCACAGAGTGCCAAGCGAACCGGGCAAGCCGTGGCAGAGTGCCTGAACCATTGTGTCACGGTGGCGCTCTTCCTTGAAGTGCTGGAAGACTGCCGGAAGCGCTTTACGCAGCACCGGGCGATCAAAACCGCTTGAATTATGCCCCCAATACTCATCCGCTTTGACAATAGCCTCGATCAGTTCACGGGGCCGGTGTTTATCTGACGCCACATCCCAACACTGAACCGGCCCGTCATCGACCGCCCACGCAAACAGCAGCACTTCTGCGTTCTCCGCGTATCGGTGCGCGCCGTCGTTGATAGGCACTTCTGAGAAAGTTTCGATGTCCCAATATAGCCTCATCGCGAATCATCCTCGCGCTCACCTTCCGCATACCCCTCTTCGTAGCCCTCCTTGCGCCCTTCTTCAAAGGCAGATTCATAATCGAATTGTGTATCACGTTCGCCGTCCTTGTAGCCGCTTTCGTACGCTTCGTCCAGTGCGCTCTCATCCACGCGCCCTGACCTGAACCTGTCGGCGGCTTCAACCAGTGCTTCGGCGTCCTTCGGGTTCGTGGCGAGAACCCGGCGCAATTCTTCGTTCGTATAGTTCGCGTACATCGTCTTCTCCTTTGTTGGAAAAGGCCCCGAAGGGCCCTGCCTCATGCCAGTTCGTCTTCCGCATCGACGGCATCGAAGCCGTCGTCCGTCGCGCGGCTGGCGCCGCCGAAGCTGTCGCCGTGGCCGTCGAACTGGACGCCCAGAAGGCCGCAACGCATGCCGCTATATGTGCCGCCCTGCGCCCACATCTCCACTCTGGCGTTCACGTAGCAACCCGCGTAGATGATGCCTTCCTTGCCCGTGAGGCGCTGCGGCTTGCCGAAGTGCTTTGAATCGGGATCGGTATCCTTGACGTTGTGGAGGAAGAGCGGCGCGCCGTCCTTCTGTTTGCGCACACCTGACAGCGCGAACATGTTTTCGAAGCCGTCGTACACGTCGCCTGCCTTGTCTTTCTTGTTCTTCATATACGAGAACTTGTTCTTGTTCCCGCGCATGTCTTCGAGCATGCTGTCCGCCTTCTTGCCCCACATGGCGGCGGCTTCCTTCGTGATGGCTTCCTGAATCGCCTTGTCGTTTGCCGAACCCGGTTCCACGATGAACGTGGCGGTGTGGCGGAAATCGCCTTTGCCTTCATACTGACCCGGTTCGAACAGATCATCGATGAACGCGATGCGAACGTGCTTCAGTTGAACGATAGTACCCATTTTCAAATCTCCTTACGATTGATAGTGAATTTCAAAATCAAGCTGAATTGCCAGATTGCGTTCAATGTTCGCGCCTTTTGAATCTTCCCAGCCGTCGAGCATGTACAACGCTTCGCAGTCGAGCATGGCTTTTAAGTCTGCGCGCATGTAGTCGTTGTAAGACGGTTCCTCTTTGCCTGTCGGCACTTCGTGGGGGTTCACGACCGCCCACCCCTGGGAAACCAGAGCGACAACAGCGTTTTTAAAGGCTTCGCGATTGAAGTCTTCTTTTCCCGTCATCGGCCCGGAGATGTAAATCGTCTTCAGCATAAGTCGTCAACGGTTTCGAAACCGTCCTCCACTGGCGTAATCTCAATCGCCGGACGCTTGTCCGACTCCAGAACCACGTGAGGCTTGCCGGCGGGCTGCACGACCAATGCTTCGATCTGCTTCAGGCGTCGCGGCTGATCTTTCAGTGCATCGAGAATCGGCTTTGGGCCCAGCAACTTAAAGCTATACATCTGGTCCTGCTTCATCTTGAACTTCTTCATCATGGCTTCCGCCTCTTCCTCAGAAGCCCAGGCGCGATTCCCCTTCTTGCCTGCAACTACTTTCACGCCGGGCACCGGGCGACCATTCAGGACTTCCGCTTCGATGCGTGCTCGTACGGCCTTGATCCAGTCTTCAACAAACTCCAGGTGGGGGAAGATCTCGCCGAGTCGCTCCACCGTTACGTGTTCAACGCTCTTTTCTACGAGCGAGGCATCCGCGAACCCAGCTTCCATCAGCTCTTCCACTTTGGCTTTCGCGGCAGGGCAAACCGCTTTCGCCTTGCACCATTGGCAGGTTTTCTCAGCCGGCGCGAAGTCCTCTTCCTTCAGCGCGCGATGCTCAATAATGTTATGAATGAACAACGCCTTGATCGCGCGAGGCTTTGCCCACTCAACCCACTCGTTGATGATCGCGGGCGTAACCGTCCACTCGCTGTTCGTGCGCAACGGCTGTTCGATCACGAAGGACACGTTGCGGAACTCGTCAACCAGTGAGAACTTCTCGATCACGCCCGACATGTACATCAGGCCCTGCGTGTTGTTCTCTGCGAGCACTTCCTGATAGCCGAACTTCGCGTCGATCACGTCAGCATCTGTATTGCCATCAGGAAAGACAACAAACAGCACAACATCAACACGACCAGTTGCACCTGTTTCGCCCGTGATGTGTTCGATAGGGACATCTTGCTCAATCTCCACGGTAACCACTCCAGAACGAAGCTCGTAACCGTGTATGCGGTCGTGAATGCTATCCAGAACAGTTTGAACATCGGCTGCAAGCTCCTTATTGACCGTGTGGCCCTTCTTCAGAATGTGGCCCGCATAGTCCATCGCATCCTGTTTGAACTCCAGACACAAGGCCAGCAGTTCATGCTTGTCCGTGCCCAGGTCTGCGGCGCCCGTGTCGCCTTGCGGCTGGCCGATTTCCATAGCCAGCGAGTTCGCGCAGTTCAACCACTTGGCAGACGATGAAGGACTTGCAAGTGCGTGGTATTCGTCACTCATGCGACGACTCCGGATCGATTTCGCCAGCTGCAACTTTCTTCATGTAGACCACGTAGTCGGGCCATTGCTTCTCTTGCAGTTCCTTCGCGTTCTTTGCACCGAACCGCGCGAGGCCGGTGACTGCCTTCGCCTTGTCGATCTTGCTAACCGCAATGGTGACGGCCTTCACGTCATCGTAAGTCACCGCTTGCGATTCGACCGAGGAAGTCGGCGAAGTGTCGGTAATGGGCGAGGATTTCTCCGGTTCGTTTGGGCCTTCGACTTTCACGGAATCACCAATTGCTTTGGCTTCTTTCGCAATTTCTTCAAGTTGCTCGTTCGTACCGTAGCCTTTCGGATCAGGA